AATTGGTCTGTTACAATTGCCGACATTTTCTATAGACTTTTTTTCTTTATTTATACTATATTAAGTTGAATCTTTTAAGGCACCTGTTTGTCTAAGTCCAGAACCTCTTCTTTGAACTCTAGGGAAGGTTGTCAATCCTGAATTAACAGTGTTACCAGATACTGTGAGAGTAAGTGGATTTATTGATGATCTTGTACCACCATCTAATTTACCCCAAGAGAATTTACCACAAATAGTATTCTCTGTTACAATACCAACAATTGATGTATCTGTTTTTACTCCTGCAACAAATTCACCGAAATTTCCACTTGAACTTAAAGAACTAACAATGTAAATATTATCAAAGAATGTTGTACCAACACCTACAGGTGCACCTGATGATATTATAGTAGACGTTGCACCAGAACCAACTGCAGTATCATGTATGTAAATTGGATCCCCATTCGCTAATCCAGTAAACGATCCTGATTCTTTATCAAGGAAAAATTTAATAGTTGAACTACTAAGAACTGTTATTCCTGTTACAATTCCAGAAAATCCAAAAGCAGTGGTAAATCCTGTAATTGTTTCAAATGGAGTAACTGGAACTGGTGCTATTACGTTAGGTGTAGAAGAACTGGTATATCCAAGACCAGGATTAACAATATCAACTGAGGAAATAGAACCATCAGTTATTGTTCCTGTTGCTGTTGCTGTTTCTCCTGTTCCAACTGTTCCATCACCCTTTATAAAAGTGGTGATACCTGTAGTAGGAATACCAACTGAAATAGATGTTGTTGTTCCAACATATCCACTTCCACCATCAGTGACGGTTATTGATTGAATAGTTCCAGCAGCAGAGACAACTGCATTAAGATCAGCAGATTGTCTAGTAATATTATTATCAATTACTAAAGCACTTACGCTTGTAGGACTATCATAGAAGAAATTATCAACAGTATCAAGATAAATTATGGTATCTGAGGATGATACATCTTTAATTACTCTTGCTTCTGGGAATAATAATGGTTCTATCAAGGGTCTAACTTTAGTAATTAAGCGTCCATTTACAAATTTATCAGTTTTTTGTTTAATCCACCTAACAGGTTTAAAATTATTATTATCAATACCTTGATTGAAATATAATTCAGTTTCAACAGAGTCTGCAGTTGTTATTCCAGATACTGTTCTTACATCTTGATCCTCACTTGGTATAATAGAACTCTTCATTATCTGAAGTTCATCACCACTTTTTATAGATTCATCAACATCTACGAAAGTAACATCTACATTATTTGTTCCCTTATAGAAGAAAATAGAAACATTATCTTCTTCGTCTGGTGGTTCACTAAATTGGAAACTAGTTCCTCCATTAAAAGTATAAGATTCTCCTGGATTTTGTAAAACTCCATTTACAAATATTAATAATAATGATTGCATGTCAATTGCTGATCCAGGTTTAGCTTCAAAAGATACTAATTCATCATTAAAGTTTAATGGAAATACTGTTCTAACTCCATCTTGAAGGTTTGAAATATCATCAATATAATCAAATTCACCAACATTCCAAGAACAGAAAGTATCTGTAAATACTTCATTTACTGTAAATTCAACATCTGATAATGGTGAAGATAATGATTTATGAGTGACTAATCCAACAGGTTTAAATTTATCACCCTTTCTAAATCCATATCCAGTTCTAGTGACATCAAAAGATTTTACCTCAAATAATGTAGATCCAATACCAGTTGTATTTGTACCACCAACATTAATATTCAATAATAATCCAGTTCCAGTATCTGTTGTTGCACCTAAACCCAATCTTGAAATTCCTGTTATTTCAAGATTTTCATATGTTGGTGAAGGGGCAATTACAACTGGATTAATATATGAAGTTCCACCACCAACAACAGAGAAAATTAGAGTTCCTCCAATACCAACAGTTGCAGTTATATTTGCACCATTTCCTGTTCCACCACCAGACCCAACATTAACAGTCAATGTGTTTGTAGTTGTTGATGCTATTGATAAAGTAGCATTGTGTGCTGGATCAGTTGTCCTTGGATATGGATGATCTGTTGCAAATGCATCTTTATTACATCTAAATGTTAAGGATTCTGTTGCTATTCCTATGGTATTTGAATTAGTTAAACCATGATTTGCAATAGTTAGAACTAATAAACCTGATAATGAATCATAATCAGCACCAGTAGGTGTAAATTGTGCTCCTGTATTTGCAGTTACGGAACTGGAAGAAGAACCCACAAATCTATGTTCATATACTTCATCTATAACATCAATATTAAATACTCCATTTCCTGATGTGCTTAGTCCAGATCTATATCCAGATCCATGGAAATCTCTTGTACCAACACCAACAGCAGTTATAGTTCCACTAGAATTAGTAATCGCTGTAACTGCAGCACCAGCTAAAGGTGCAAATCCTAATCCACCACTATATCCAATAGAAATAATTTGACCAGATCTTGGTAATTGATTTTGATTAACGTCAGATGCACTTATTATTTGAGTTCCATCTGTAGAAGAAATTCCAGTAAATACAAAACTTGTCTCTCCAGAAGATTCTGTGAAATCGTAGTTATTTGAAGGATTTTGTTCTGTTGTTGGTGGTTGGAAAATACCATTAATAGTTAAGAAACTACTACCAGTTGTAAGACCAATTGTATTCACTCCAGATATTGAAGTTCTAAATGTTTGTGCTATTCCAGTAAATTCATGAGATACATCATCAAAAATAGCATTAGAAGAATAATCTTGTCTTAGAAATACCCTACCACTAAAACTTGCTCTAGAAGGATCACGATTAGAATCATCCTTTTTGGTAAGATTAGTTCCTCTAGGTGGATTAGTAAAGAAAATACTATCACCAACTATATTGTATCCACCTTTAAATAATCTAACAGTAGAACTATCATTATGAGTGGTTGATGTAGATCCAACAGATGCCCTTGTAACATCTATTAATTTTAAAGATCCAGTGTTAGATATTGGACCAACATTAGTATTTCCTAAACCAACATTATTAACTATGATAAATTCGTCATCAATTTTTAAAACATCATTAATAACAATTGATGTAATTCCAGCCAAAGATATTATAGAAGTTGATATTGAAACTGAACCATTAACGTTTCCAGATAATGTAGTCGTTACTGGAGTAAATGATAAAGGTGATTGAATTACATTATCAAGTGTGATTAAAGATTTTTCATTTTTCTTAAACATTTCCAATGAATGCCTATTTCCAGTTCCTATACTATTAAAAGTAACTGCTGCTCCTGCTTTAGTTAATGACAATTTAAACTTATTTGATCTAGTTGTTCCATCTAATGAAACATAAACTTCAGATGGCAAAGGACTTCCATTCGACATCACTAATGAAGAACCAGAAATACCATCTATAGATGATCCAGAAGTATAAATTAATCTCTCATTTTTGTTAAAGAAATTATCTTCAATTGTAAATTCACCAGTAACAGTGTTAAGACCGACAGATGGATTAAAGAAATTAGCAAATATAAAATTATTATTATTTCTCAATCTAAAAGAACCTACATTAGATCTATCACCATTTAAAGCATTAAACTGTAAAAGAGATAATGATTCTACCCCTTTACCATAAACTAAACTAGGTGGCGTATTAATTAAATCTAACTCAGTGTTAAGAACTTCATTGTATGATTGAACTTGTAAATTACCAACTCCTGTAAATTCTGCGTCTGGATGGAATTTTAAATTAAAATTAGATCCACTAAATTCTGCAGAGAAAGTACCAATTCCCACATCTGTTCCAATAGATATAAATGGATATTGAGTAATAAAAGTATTAGTTTTATCATGTCCAATTAATACTTGGTGTAAAGCACTGGTATTTCCTATTGAAACTTTAACAATGCTCTTTACTGTAGTATCTTTTGTTGAAGTAAATCCACATATAGTTGATGTAGATCCTATATTTACAAATTTAGATTCTAATCTAGCAGAATTTTCAGATCCAGCAGATTGACCATCTATATTAAATCGATATGTTCCAGTTCCAGAAGCAGTTGTTCCAAAACCAACAACTTTAGATCTAACTAAAACTGCATTTGATCTATTATTCTCATAATTTAAAGATAGAATACCAGAATCAATTTCTGATGTAAATGTTCCTATTGAGTTTCCAGTATTTGATTCTAATGAATAATTTGATATGTAAGAATTGGTTCCATCATGAGTCACATAAAGTTCAACTATATTATTTTCATTTGCTATACTGTCATTTATTGAAATAGTTGCAAAATAAGATTCTAAAATATTAATATCAGAGGATATTATTGTAGATGTATTAGAGGAAGATACATTAACATTTTTTCCTGTTAAATTAACAAATCCAATACTACTTGTTCCAACACCTACACCTGATATAAATTTATTTTCAAAAATCTTAACATCTAAGTCGGTATCAAAAACATCAACTGGATTAAATTTTAATGTGTAAACATCATCATCATCTTTATCTCCAATAATATCTACTAATTTAGATTCATTATTAATAGAACTTTTTTGAATTGTGTATATATCCTTGTTAGTAAAATCTACACTTGTTATCAATTCTGTAATTTGAATTGAATTTGTAGATGGATTTCTACTTTGAACTAAAAATCTATTAAATGAATCTGTAATTAGTATTGTACCGTCTACTTTTGCATTATTAGTAGAATCTGAGAACAGAGTGCTGATGTCGTCTATCTGTATAGCATTATTAGTATTGCATTCAAAGAAATTTGCAAGTTTTTTATTTTGGAAATTAATAAACTTAGATCTAGTAGGATTTGTTAAAATATCAATGTCTCTTACTAAATCAAAATTATCTATCGCATCAACTCTATTCTCAGATGATAAATCTCTAATAATTGTAGATGAATCAACAGATGTGGTTTTTCCAGATCCAACTGCTGATGTAATACCAACATCAGCAAAGTTTTTAAGACCACTTGTATGTAATAATTTATTTACAGGACTTACTAATGTAGTATAATCAATTGGACTTTGGATGGTATATGATAAATTTTGATAGTAATCATTATCAGGAATGACCTGATAATCTTCATTTAATTTACCAATATTATTAGACCATCCTTTTTCTATTTTGGATGAATAATCTACTTTATAATCTCCTTTATTCTCAGATAAAGTATTAATTGTAGCTATTGATCCAGAGAATACTCCTTTTATTTTATCATTAATTTTTAAATCAAATTTACCTAAAACTTTAATATAATTATTTGATATTCTATCTAAAGTAAGACCAACTTCTTCAAATGATCCATTATTTCTAGAAACCAATAATGATTCACCTAAACTAAATGTAGATAAATCTGTAATAATTTCAAATTTTGGATAGGTATTAAAATTAATAACAGAACCATAAGTTTGAATAGTTTTAGCTAATCCTGGATTTGATGCTAAATTATTTAAATTAATTTCCATCACAAATGGATTAGGATTAACCCCTCCAATAATTCTAGTTACTGGATAGAAATTAAATTTATTGTTTCTAGAATTAAATGTATCACCATACTCATTCTCAACATTTTCAACAAATAAAGTATCTCCAACTTTAAATGGTGCTGTGCTAAAACCTACAATTGGAGTTGCTAATGTGAAAGTTACTAAACCAGTAGTTTCATTTGTAACTATTGTGCCACCTATTGCAATACTAGTTATTTGAACTCCATTTGTGTTATTTTCAGCAAATATTTTACACTCACCAATTCCTTTTGGAGTAGATATAATTTCAACACTATTAATTGACTGAGTTGCTTTACCTAGTTTTGCCTCCAAATGACCACTTTTTATAATTTCTTTTGATTCAGTATCTAAAATAGTTAAAGTAGGTGAAGTTATATAATTTGATCCACCATCAGAAACACTAACAGATAGAATTTTATTTGAATTTTTTGTAGTTATTATAGGAGATATATCAGCTATTGGTTTTAGTGTCTTATCTGATGCATATTCAAATCCAATATTAAATATTTCACTATTTTCTATCTTATTACTGTTTTTTGAATCAGGTATGATTTTAGCATTAGTTCCTGTAGTAGAAGCGACACTTACAAATTTAGGTAATTCCTTGTATCCACTACCACCAAAATCTAAACTTACCTCATTAATTGAACCCCTAACAAAGGCAGATGTTGAAGAAGTTGAATACTTTAAAGTATCAGTATTGTCAGAATTGTATGATAAACTTTCTGGTTTCCTATTTAACCTAATATCAAATGTAGTTGTTCCAGTTCCAGTAATTGAATAATCTCTATTGTATATACTATCAACATAAGATATTTTAGAACCATTAATAACATCAATATCAGACGTGCTTATAAAACCTGATTTTTCGACATTATAAAATAGATTATTTGGAGAATCGGAGGAATAATTTATTGTTAAAGATGCTGTAGGTGTAACTCCTATTGTTCCAGAAGTAGAAACCACAATAGTCGTTGTTCCTGTAGAAACAAAAGTATTGTCAAAATTTTGATCTTGATATATTTTAAAATCTAAATTGGATAATGATGAATCTGATATATCGAAAACTAAATTATTATTTCTTGTTACAGAAATCGGTGGGTTAATTAAAGATAATGTATGAGTAGCACCAATTGATATTAAATTTACAACTTTTGGTGGTATGATACTTGAATCATATAAAGTTTCTGTTAATTTTATTTGATTATCATCAATTTTATAAACAAAGTAACTTCCAGTTTCTAATCCACTAGAAACAGTTACAGCATCATAATAAACTTTATCTCCTGTTTTTAATTCATGAGAATTTAAAGTTATTATATTTGTAGATGTATTAATTCCAGTGGAGGGAAAACCAATTTCATTTATCAATAAACTATCAATTGAAGAATTATACTTAACTCTAACAGAGACCGAAGTTCCAATACCAACTGATTGATTTGGTTCGATATTTAAACTAATAATATCTCCTGCAGATAAATTATGAGAAGTTGTTAAAGTTACTTGTGAATTTATTCTTTCTAAATTTCCAGTTACTTGTGAAAAATTAGATTCAAATGTATATTCAAAATCATTATCTCCATTACTTCTAAAGAATAAACCATTAGTTGTTGTTAAACCTACTTGTGTTACAATACCAATAAAATCTCTGGATTTATTAATGGCAAATAAATCTATTTCATTATCAACACCATATGGTATAGTAAACGCTTGAGATGCTGATCCATCCTTAGAAACCGATATGGATAATCCACCTGCAGGTGGTTTTTTAAATGTAATTTTCTGACCAGTTTTAAATGGATGATTTGGTAAGTATAGACTCTGTGCTGGAACAGATACTTGTGTTGAGGTATCTCCAACAGACACTGTTATTAATGAGGATATTCCAGATGTAGTTGCTATTCCTATCGCTTGTCTAGGATTAAAATATACAATATCATCTATTTTAGAATCAAAAGGAATAGTTTTAAAATTTATATCAAAAGAACTTGGAATTAAATTAACTTTTGATGATAAAGTATGTGCTGTTCCAGTCACACCTCTTTTAACTCTTAAAACATTTCTTTCATCAAATTTATTCAAAACTAATAATTTTTCAGTTCCTATTCCAATGCTACTACCAACAGAAATAATATTTGTTTGATAAACAAAAATATCAGTTACTACTCCAACATTTGAATTATCAGGAAGTTCCTTATATAAAACTGTGCTCTCTGAGGGTATGTTTGATACTATTTTATTTCCAAATAAAGGAGTTCCATCCAATGATGATATATCGGTTGTTAATCCAGATATTTCTAAATTATTTCCAATAGACAATTCATGACTAGTTGGAACAAAAACAGAGACTACATTTTGATTTTTTTGAATAAAAGTTACATTGCTTATAGATTCATAAGAAGTATCAATTTTAAATATTTCTTTTCCATTTAATTTAGATACAGAGGCACTTATACCAGATCCACCTGTTTCACTATTATCAAAAGTTAAAGTATCTCCAACATTGTAATTTTCTCCAGATCTTGCAATAATTAACGATTCAACTTCTCCTTTAGAAACTGCAGTAACTTTTGTTGTTTGAGATAACAATTCATCAGACTCAATAATAAAATCGTTTCCTGCAAAATCATCGGATAACTTATATGGGAAAGTATTTCTAATTAAATTTGAATTGTTAAAATCAAATGATTGTGATAATGAATTAGAAGCATCTAAAGTTTGTGGTATTGATCTATAAGTATTTCCTATAAAATATGGAAATACTGGATTTTTTGTTGATGCATCAATACTTACAAAGTAAGCATAAACACCATCTGGGTAATCTGGTGTTTTACAAAATCTACCATTATGTTCATCTAAATCTGTGGAAGATGTTGGTGCATATAAAAAATCATCTGCAAAAAATCCTTCATCATAAGGTAATTCTGTTCTATTTTCAATAATAGAATTTGTGGATTTATTTTGTAATACATATCCAGTTTTCAATATTTTTATAGTGGAATCAGAATCCAATGGATCAGAATGTCCAAATGGTCCATAAATTGGATTACCATCATATGCCCATCCAATTATTGGTGAGTGTTGACCACTCTTTTGCCCAAATTGATCTTCTCCAATTTGAGTAGAATATCCAACAACAGAGTACTTTAATCCATCATTAAAGGGAACTAATTGTTTATCAGTATATTTCTCTTTAAAGGGTTGAGTGGTTTGAATGCTATTTAAACTTAATTCATTTACTGATACACTAAAAACTGCATTTTTTCCTCTTGGAATCACATTTATTCTTGTTTTATCAAATGAATAATTAAACCCACCATTTATTATAATAACATCAATAATTTTTAAAAATGTTTTTGAAGTTTCATCCCTATCGACAATCGCTCTTAATTTTGCACCAGAACCATTTCCAATAACTACTAAATCTGGAGTTGAATGATATTCATCACCCCCATCCTGAATATTGATACCAGTCACTATACCATTATCTAATATAGGACTTAGAGAAGGAGTTATATTTTTACCAGTTCTAGGTGTTCCATTTTTAACCACTATATCTGGTTTATTTTCATAATTAATAATATCTTTATTTCCATATCCAGATCCTTTTTCATACAATAAAATATCTACTATTTTTCCTTGTACCACTGGAGTTAATGTAATTGTATCAGATGTAGGTACAGTAGATAAAAAGTCTATAGTTATTTCTATATTAGGATATTTAAATAATTGATATCCAGTTCCTGTTGTTTTAAAATTAACATATTTTCCGCTAATGAAATTTGTATTAATTGTTCCGCCAATACCAACATCAGATACTCTAAAACGATTATCATCAATTTTAATAATTTTATATTGATTTGACGTGCTTAGACCAGATATTGATTGTGGTTCTGTAGTACCTAATCCTGCACTTGGTTGATATACAACTATTTCACCATTAGAAAATCCATGATTATTAAATGTAACTATTGATTTCTCTGTTGATATTCCAGTATTTGAATTGGCAAAAATATTTCTACTTAAATATGGTTTTCCTGATTGTACAACTCTAACACTACTTAATTGAAGTTTAGAATCTCTTGTTCTAAATTTGTGAATACCTTTTTTTGCAACTGCAGTAAATCCTATGGTATTAATACCACTATTATAATCCGTTTCACTTCTGTAAAGTCTAATTTTCGTACTAGTACCAGCAGCACCAACAATCTCAGGCCAATACTGTTGCCCATCTATTAAAGACTCTGTGCTTGAATTATTACTACCTTTAAAAATTCCAATTCCTAACTGTTCATTTTTATTTTTATCATAAACTAAAACCTGACCGCTACGTAAATTATGTGGTTTGAAAAAATCTATAGTTTCATCATTTATATCAATTCCACCACTAAAAGCAGTTGTTACACCACTAAATTCTAAAACTCTACTTTTTTTTGTGGTAATTGGTACTAATATTGCTTCCCCACTATTTCCACCAGTAAATTGTATAGAATTTATATTCTCTATATCAAAAGTTTGTGGATCAACTAATATTTCTTTAATATCACCACTTATAACAGGACTTGCTAATGCTGGAGTTGATCCAGCAGATGCAATCTCAATTAAGGGTGGATTGATAATATCATATCCATCACCATTTGCAACATTTGTTAAATTACTTATAGAACCATAAAAAATACTATCTCTTGATCTAAAACTTTCAATTTCAGTGCCGTCTATTAGCATTCCTACAGATCCAGTAACCACCTTAATATTTTTACCTAAATTTTGATTTACTTCTATGGGAAATTTTCTTAATAGTTTTTGGGAAGTAATTTTTTTATTATATTGATCTGCTAAGATAAAAGAATGTGATTTACTAGTATCTGTTGGAACACCAAATTCAACAAAAGAATTAGATTGAATAAATGCAGGTGATTGGTATAATTTTATTTTATTAAAACTTTTATTACCACTATCATCTAATTGTTCTATGACTTTAACAAAGTAAAAAGTAGAAGGTAGTCCAGTTAATATATTGTTTTCGTCTTCAGGACTGTAAAATACTTTATCTCCTGTTACGAAAGGAACATCTAACTCGAATGATATAGTTGAATACTTTTCCTTTGCAGAATTAAAATCTTGTATCGTACCATTTTCTATTACGGAGGAAATAGTAGATTTAGAAATATTTTTATCAATCTTATAGGATGGTAATGAACCACTTGCCACATAGAAACTTTCATCAGATTCATTATATACATTTTGAACATCTGAAGTTAACTTATTATTTCCAAATTCAATTAAATCATCAGAAATATCATCAGAGATAGATGCGGTTTTAAGAATTCTTCTAATAGCATATAATTTATTTCTTTTTATTTCTGTTGATGATTTATCAAGTTTTACTGAATTATCGCCTATCTTTATTTCAGTAATCTTAGCCTCAAGAATTACTTTACCTAAAGAAAAAGGATCAGATCCCTTTTCTATTAATTGAACTATATCATCTTTTTTTAAACTTGATTTGTCAATAGTGGATTTTAGTATAAATGTAGATAATGGCACTTTTATACTATTTCCATCATCATTTATTTGTTCAATATTTTCAATTCCCTCTATAACTTCATAAGTGCTAGAAGTATTATAAATCCATGAATTAGCAAATATTTCTTTTTGTGTTTTATTTGTTCTTGGATTCTCAATTATATCACCAATACTTCTAACTTGAATTGTTTCACCTTCTAGTGATAATCTGTTACTAGACGATGAAGGAACTAGTCCTTCTAAAACACCAGTTATTCTTAACTTAACTTCTTTTGTTAAATCACCATCTTCATATCCAATAAGGAAATCATCTACAATAATATCATCACCTAATTTTATAGGTTCATCAATACCCTGACAATTTAAAAATTGATTTACTGTTTTATCAGTATATGTAATATTTGTATTAATACCAGAAATAATTGTACCTGTTGCACCAAAACCGATAGTAGAATCAACAGTTATAATTTTTGAATCTACATTTACATCAGTAATTGCTTTTGTTTTTCCTGTTACATCAAATGTACCAGTTACAAATTCTTCGTCATTAAATCCAACAAAAATATCTACATTAAAATATTCTTTTGAAGTAGATATACCACCCCTTATTCCAGTTAATATTTCGACTTCTGAAATTGAAGCAGTTGTTCGTTTATCTGTTGATCTGAATATTGTTTGTCCTTGTAATTTTAAAGGATCACCAGATATCTTCTCAACAACCATTCTTTCTCTTCTTATAAATTTTGCAGAAGATGGTTTTATTAAATATTTTTCTAAATCAATTATTTTTGGTGTTACCCCATATAAAACATTAAATAAAATTCTAAATGATTCCTCAGTACCTTTTGCTTCATAGAAGGTTCTTGCTTCTTTTATAAAGTTGTTTACATCCAAATCTGATTGAAAATTTGAATTTTCTAATCCAGGTGTAAATGTTTTCTTTAATTTTTTATAGAATTCTTGTAAAAATAAAACACTTAAATTCTGCACATTAGATGCTTTTGCATGAGATGATGCAGATGAATTTGAAAAAGTTAATTCTGATGGATTATTAATATCTCTATATGATGTTATTCCACTAAATCCACGTTCACATCCTGTAAAAGTATTAGTTCCTGCTACGCCAGTATATGTTATAATTTCATTTCCAATTTTTAGTAATCCATATTCAGTTGGAAATCCATCCAAAGGATTACCATTATTAGAACTAACAGTAATTACTCCAACAGTTGAATCAATATCAAACGATAAAGTTGTTATTCCTGAAATAACACTTTGATTTAGATTATCTAATTTTAGATACTGATCTAAATTATCTACTAAATCTATAGGACCGCCAGTATACTCTTGAGAAATATAATATTGTTTTAAAAATTCTACAGTATTTGGACTCTCAGATAAAATAAATTCTGGGAGTTGATTTTCAATTATTTGCTGAACTTTAACTCTTTTATCAATACCAGTGCCTATCATATTATCCTCGTATTAATTCTCCGTTTGTGTAACTTGAAGTAACCTTGTATCCAACACCAGATATCTGATCACCTGATGAAATGGTATCCTTAACCATATTTATCGCACTATCTGCAATGTTAAATTTTAGATATAAATCTTGAAGTCCTATAACATCATTTGACTCTGGAAAAGCTTGAATTTCTATAATATCATTTGATTTAACAGTTGATGTTATATTGATTGTTGTTAAATTTATTTCACCTTTTACATAATCAATAGTTCCTGCATTTTCAACAATAACTATTTTTTCACCCTCAACAATATCTCTTCTAACAATAGAGATAATTCCAGTTTTTTTATCAACATTTGGTGTATCTGTTAAAAATACAGTTGAAGATAAACCTGAAATTGTAAATCCAGTACTCTTAATATTTAAACCTTCAGGTTTAACATTAAACTGATTACCAAAACAAATTTCATATTGTGCAAATTGGTTAATAAGAGCATTTAAATTTCTTCTAATTCGTACTCTCGTTATATTTGATGTAATAGAATCCTCTATATTATCAATTACACTTAAAACTTTACTATATTTAAATCTACCACCAAATTTATTAATTTCAGTAGATTTAGAATACTCTGTCAATCCATTAATAACATTTGTTTTTAATTCATTTACATTTTTAACTTTTGATGAGTTAAAGTAAATAAAGGATTCTAATTCAATATGAAGAACCTTAAGATCTATTATTCTTTGATTTATTCCAGTTAAAGAATAATTCTTTAAATCTGATAATATTCGTTCCTTATCAAAATCTGATACAAAATCACCATTTTGAGGTTTTATTGTAATGAAAACAGTTCCAAACTGAGGTGGATCTATTTCTTCACCACCAACAACTGAAACACTTTCAGTATTTGGATATATTTGTTGTATTATTGCCTCATAATCCCTTGCTGTAACCGCCCTGTACTGTGAAGAATATAGTCTAGGGGCAAAATACTTAATTGAGTCCACAGACTCAATATTACCACCATTAGAAGCGGCAGAATTAACTTCTATGAGTGGAGTGGTACTAAGACTGAGAGGAATACCTGTATTAGTTTCTACGGTACCTGCAAATGAGAATGATGATGGTCCATTACCTTCTCTTCCATCAGTAACAATGTAACTAACATCTACTGTTTTACCATTTTTTAACTTTTCACCAAAAATACCATCACCAAAAAGAAGTTCGTATCTTTCATCCTGAACTTCTTGTAATAAAAATGTTTTAGAGGATGGTTTTATGTTTAAAATATTATCTACCTTAGTAAATAGAATTCCTTTGTCAGCATCACCCGATTTTTCCTTTACATGAACAACAATTGTTGAAGTATCAATAGATGGATTATCTAATATAAACCTTTGATCTAAAGATCCGTCAACAACAAATAATTTTTTTAAATATGTTCCTTGTAAAACTTCAATTGAGTTAAAAGTTGCCGTAAAACCAGGACGGGTGCCATCAGCACTTTTATCAGCAATTTTTGTAACAGTTGTTATGTCTTCTGGAATAGAAAAAGTAAATGTATTATTATTACCCGAACCAATACACACTAAACCTGCTTTAAGAGTTACTGTAGAAGGTGTATTTGATATATTAGTATCATCAATATTTTCACTATTTGAAACAGTAAAGGATATGGTTGCTTTTGCTGCAGTTTTGGATCTAGGAACATATCCAATGTTTCTTGCAAGAGAAACTACGTTTTCTCTCACTGTTGCAGAATCTAAAAACGACTCATTAACAACTAAATTAGAGTTAACTGCAGTTATGTAAGTATTATACGCTAAAGTATCAATTAAAACAGAAAAATTAGACCCTTCAAAGTCAAAATCACTAAAATCTGAGTTTGCACGTAGATAATCCTTGATCGACGTTTTTATTTGGTCAAAATCTAAGTTTGAAAATTTAGTAAATGGCATATTATCTTGAGGCTTCTAATATGAACTGGAATGCTTGTGAAGGAAACTGTTGTCCAACGATATCAAAAAATATATTTACTTCAAATTCGTTAACATCGGGTCTAGGAATAACTTCAATTTCTAAATTATCTACTCTTGGTTCGTAATTTTCGATAGTAGTCTGTATTTGTTGTTGTATAACAGATGCAGTACCAAAATCAACGAAGTCAAAAAGACTACCTCTAATGTCAGTTCCCAAATTTGAGTTAAAAAACCGTTCTCTGGGTATAGTTTGCACTAAATTTCTCACAGATCTCTTAATTGCGTTCGCATCTTTGATGACTGTAAGGTCTCTTGTGACTGGATGAGGTTCAAATGATAAGCTAATATCCTTAAATGACCTAGATATCCTAGTTTTCATTCAATTTAGTAAACAGTTTGCTAGATTTA